CCCCGGCGGCACATCTTTGAGGAATTGACAGCCTATCGCGCCGCAGCGCGCCTGCGCGGTACGCCCGTGCTTCTTCCGGCGGACATCGGAGCGGCCTTCTCCTCCGCCCTGCGCCAGATGCGCCTGCAGGAGAAAAATATCTGGATCTCTCCGCGTTTAAACAAAAGTGAACGTTTGGATGTGCGATAATGGTAGTGTCAAAGAATATGGCGAAGCCCTCCCGGAGCGATCCGGCGAGGGCTTTTCCATTCCCGGAGGGAATCATGCCGAGAAAACCCCGCCATCCCTGCGGCTATCCGGGCTGCCCGGAGCTGACCGAACGGCAATACTGCCCGGCGCACGAGAAGGTCGTGTCGTCGCAGTATAACCGCTATGGACGCACGCCGGAGATGAAGCGCCGTTATAACGGGGCGTGGCCGCGCGTCCGGCGCGCCTTCCTCGCCGCGCACCCGCTGTGCGAGATGTGCCTGCGGGAAGGCCGGACGACGGCGGCGGAGGAAGTCCACCACATCGTCCCGCTGGCAGACGGCGGCACCCACGCATGGGACAATCTCATGGCCCTGTGCAGGCGCTGCCATTCCCGTATCACGGCCACCGAGGGCGGGCGCTGGGGCAGGCCCCGGCACTCCCCAGGGGGCTCTAAAATCTCAAAATGAAAGACCACGCATAGCGGGGCCGCCCCTTCGCGTGCGTTTTCGCGCTTTCAAATGGGCGTATAGCCCCTTTATTTCGCGGCACGACACATAAATATTGTACCCGGCGCTGCATGGGAGGTGAACGGCATGGCAAACGGACAGGGCGGGGCGCGCATCGGCGCGGGCCGCAAGAAAAAAGCGCTGGCGGACAACCTTGCCGACGGCAATCCCGGCAAGCGCAAATTGACCGTGCTGGACTTCACCGATTCCGCCGCCGACCTCGAAGGTCAGACCATGCCGCCGCCCAGGGCGTTCCTCGCCGCCAAACAGAAAAACGGCAAAGACCTGCTGGCGGTGGAGGTCTACGAGGAGACGTGGAAATGGCTGGTCGAACGGAATTGCGCCCAGCTCATCCCCGCGCAGATTCTGGAACAGTACGCGATGGCCATCTCCCGCTGGATTCAATGCGAGGAGTGCATCACCGAGTACGGCTTTCTCGCCAAGCATCCCACTACGGGCAACGCCATTCCCTCGCCCTATGTGGCCATGAGCCAGAGTTTTTCCAAGCAGGCCAACAACCTGTGGTATCAGATTTATCAGGTCGTGCGCGAAAACTGCGCCGTGGAATACCGGGGCGCGACGCCTCACGACGACATGATGGAGCGCCTGCTCACCGCAAGGCGCGGAGGTTGACATGAACATCCAGAACATTCCCCTGACGGACATCCATCCCTACGCGCGCAACCCGCGCAAGAACGACGAAGCGGTCAAGAGCGTCGCCGCCAGCATCCGTGAATTCGGCTTCCTCGTGCCGCTGGTCATTGATGCCGGCCATGAGATCGTGGCCGGGCACACCAGATACAAGGCAGCGCAATCGCTCGGCCTGAAAGAAGTGCCCTGCGTCGTCGCCGACGAACTGAGCGATGCGCAGATCAAAGCCTTCCGCCTCGCGGACAACAAGGTCGGCGAACTGGCCTCGTGGGACATGGACTTGCTGCCTCTGGAACTGGCTGACATCCAGATGCCCATGACCGACTTCGGCTTTGAGGTCATTTCCGACGAGGATTTCTCGGAAAACTTTACCCTCGAGGCGGGCGAAAAGAAGCCCTTCCAGCAGATCTCCCTCACCGTTCACGACGAGCAGGCGAAGCTGATCCTCGCGGCGATCAAGTATGTGTACGACCACAACGCCGTCACGGAGACGTTCACCAACGAGAACCATAACGGCAACGGCTTGTACGAGGTCGTGCGCGAATGGGCGGCCATGAAGCAGATGCGGGTGTGAGTATGGGCAGAGCCAAGGACATCACCATGAAGGTCATACCGGGCAGCGTCGCCAATCCGTTCATCCGCGCGCACCACTACTCCGGCAAGGTCGTAAACAACAGCAAGCTGCACTTCGGCGTCTTTCTGGACGGGCAGATGCACGGCGTGATGAGCTATGGGCCGTCGCTGGACAAGAGCAAGATCATCGGGCTGGTGGAGGGCACCGGCTGGAACGAGTTTCTGGAACTCAACCGCATGGCCTTTGACAGCGTACTGCCGCGCAACAGCGAGAGCCGGGCCATCTCCATGAGCATCAAACTATTGCGGAAATACGCGCCGCAGATCAAGTGGATCATCTCGTTCGCGGACGCCTGCTCCTGCGGCGACGGCACGATCTACCGGGCCAGCAATTTTGTACTGACGGGCATCAAGGAAAACCTGAATCTTGCGGAATTGCCGGATGGCACGCGCATCCACAAGATGACGCTGGCCAGCAATCCCACCACACCGCGCAAAGAACTGGGCGGGCTGACGTTCTTCGACGTGACCGGCGGCACCTACAATTTCAAGAAGTATCTGGACTATGTGGGCGCGAAGCCGATCCCCGGCTTTCAGCTGCGGTATATGTATTTCATCGACCCCAGCTACCGCAAAAGGCTGACGGTGCCGGAAATCCCGTTCTCGAAAATCGACGAACTGGGTGCGGGAATGTACCGGGGCGAAAAGGTCACGCTGGCAGAGCGCCACGCAAGGGTAACGCCAGAAGGAGGCGGCGATGGGCAAAGCTAAGGAGATCGTATTGAAGGTCATACCGGCGTCCATCGCCAATCCGTTCATTCGCGCGCATCATTACTCTGGCGGCGTGGTCACAAATTCATGCCTGCACTTCGGCGTCTTTCTGGACGGGCAGCTGCATGGCGTGATGAGCTACGGGCCGAGCATGAACAAGCAGAAGATGATCGGGCTGGTGGAGGGCACCGGCTGGAACGAATTCCTCGAACTCAACCGCATGGCCTTTGACTCCGTACTGCCGCGCAACAGCGAGAGCCGGGCATTGTCGATCAGCCTGCGCCTGATACGCAAGTACGCGCCACAAGTAAAATGGGTGCTGTCCTTTGCGGACGCCTGTTCCTGTGGCGACGGCACCATTTACCGGGCGGCGAATTTCGTTCTCACAGGCATGAAGCGCAATGAGGCGCTGTGCATCCTGCCGGACGCCGGGAACCCCGACGGCGGCACGCGGATGCACAAAATGGTGCTCTCTGCCAATCCCACCACGCCGCGCCCGGAACTGGGTGGCAAGTGCTACTTCGACGTCACCGGCGGGCGCTTCGCATGGAAGGAGTTTTTGCAGAAAACCGGCGCGAAGCTGCTGGACGGCTGGCAGCTTCGATACATCTATTTCATAGACCCCAGCTACCGGCAGCGGCTGACCGTGCCGGAAATTCCCTTTTCCCGCATCGACGAAATGGGCGCGGGAATGTATATGGGCAAGAAAACCTCAGCTGAATTAGTGCCTAATTCGCAACTTACCAAAGCCCAGAATATCGCCAACTAAAAATGCCAAAAATATTTTAATTGGACGCCACCACCATCCAAAAATAAGCCACCATATCAGGCTTCGATGCGGATTGTATATTTCAAGCGTACCTTTGCGTCTAGCCATAATATCACCCCTGAGTCATATTATACTAGAAACTTTCTTTAAAAACAATACGCGCGGATAGGCTAACAGCAAACCGCCCGCCAACCCCGGCGGGGAAACTCAATCTTGCCGTGCCGTTCTTCAAAATCAGCAATATACCGGCGCAACAGATACAAGACTTCCCCGGATATGGAGCGACCGTCGTATTTCGAGACGTATTGCAGCTTGTAGTGCAATTCCCGGTCGATATGCAGGCCGAGATGTTTGTCCTTCTCCACAATAAAACTCCCTTCATCCTCTGAATAAGTTGATTTTAAGTACATTCTGAGATAGAATGTTGTGAGTGTACTTAAATTAAGTACAAATTAGTTTGAAGGGAGAGGCGCTTATGAAAGTCGCTGTAATCGGTTCGCGGAACCTGACGGTCTCCAGTCTGGAAAAATACCTGCCAGCAGGCGTGACGGAAATTGTCTCTGGCGGCGCGCGAGGCGTCGATACCTCCGCACGGGAGTATGCCCGCGCGCATGGCCTGCCTTGCACAGAATTCCTGCCGGAATATGGCAAATACGGTCGCGCCGCGCCGCTCAAGCGCAATTTGCAGATTATCGAATACGCAGATCTTGTGCTGGCGTTTTGGGACGGCGAATCCAGAGGCACGGCCTATGTGATCCGCAAGTGCCGGGAGATGAACGTCCCCTGTAAAGTCTATATGCAGAAAGACGAGGGCCATCATGACGATTGAAAAAATCCCCGCCGCGCGGCTGAATCCTGCGGCGTACAACCCGCGCAAAGACCTGAAGCCGGGCGACCGGGAGTATGAAAAGCTCAAGCGCTCCATTGTGGAGTTTGGTTATGTGGAGCCGGTGATCTGGAACCGCCGGACGGGGAACGTGGTCGGCGGGCACCAGCGGCTCAAAGTGCTTGTGGACATGGGTCAAACGGAAATCGACTGCGTAGTGGTCGATCTGGACTTGCGGCGGGAAAAGGCGCTCAACGTTGCCCTCAACAAGATCCAGGGCGATTGGGACGAGGAAAAGCTGGCCTCGCTCATGGCGGAGTTTGACGCCGCCGACTTCGACGTTTCCCTCACCGGCTTCGAGGCCAGCGAGGTGGATGCGCTGCTGAACCGCTTCTATTCGCACGAGGCGCAGGAGGACGAATTTGACGCCGACGCCGCACAGGAGAAGATTGCGGAAGACGGCGGCCCGGTCACGCAGCCGGGCAGCCTGTGGGCGTTGGGCGAGCATCGCCTGCTCTGCGCCGATCCCACCGGCCCGGAGGCTTATGAAAAACTGCTGGGCAATGAGCGCGCGCAGTGCGCCGCGACCTCGCCGCCGGTGGACGCGAAGGAGTACGCCAGAGACGGCCTCGAACCGTGGCTCAAGCGCATGGCGCAGGCGATCCGCCTGCTGGCACGGTATGCGGAGGTGGTCTGTTGGCAGGCTGCCGACCTGATGCAGACGGGCAGCCCGTTTGTGGAACCGCTGGCCATGCACGCCATGAAGCTGTTCGCGGATGAAACGCTGCGCCCCCTGTGGATCAGGGTATGGAAGATGACCGGCAACGTGCCCACGGCGGGCGCGCTGCAGGCGGCGTCAAACAAGCCCGCGCCGCAATTCGACTATGTGACCGCTTATGCCAGCGGCGCGCCCGAGGCGTACAACGATCAGGAATATGCGTGGGTATCGGCGTTCGCAGCGCACTCTTTTCAATTCGTAAAGCGCTTGACGCGCGAGGAGCGGCGCAAGTGGGGCTACGCGGGCGTGTGGGAAATCTCGGCCATGCACAAACAGAACGGCGAAGCGCAGATCCCCATAGAACTGCCGTGGCGGTGCATCAAAATGCACGCGGACGTCCATGGCCTCGTGATCGACCCGTTTGCCGGGCTGGGCAGCACGCTCATTGCCTGCGAACAGTCCGGGCGGCGCTGCCGGGCCATTGAAGCCGATGCGCTGCACTGCGACCTCATCATGCGCCGGTGGGAACAATTCACCGGCGAACAGGCGATTCGTTTGTAAAAAGAGGTTTTCTGAGCTTGTCTTTTCGGGGTGTCTATGGTAACACTCACTCACGGCGAGCCGCTCAAATCTTCGATTTGACCGGCTCGGTCGCGAAGCGACTTGGAAACCCTCCGGGTTTCCAACCTTGCCAAGGGCAGACATCAACAGGAGGCAAGCAACCATGAAGAACAATTTCGCGGAAATCTACAGCCAGCATGAGGCGCTCGCGGCGCGGTACAACGAGGCATCGCAGAAGAACGACAGGGAAGGCATGGAGCAGGCCCGCGACGAGCACCGGGCGCTCAATGAAAAGGTCGCCGCCCATGGACGCGCTTACGCCCGGCTCTACGAGCTCTACGCAGACGCGCGCGAGCGCGGCAACGACTACATCGACCTCTCTGAAATCTATGACTATAAGGACGAAGCGCAACTCATCGCGGATATGCGCGAGTATGGCATCGAGGCTTTCACCTTCTCCCCCAGCTGGACGCAAGCCCTTGAAAGCGCATGGCTGTTCACGCAGAACGGCTGCACGCTGGAAGGCATGGTAGAGATCAACGACCGGTGCAAGGTCATTCTCAGCGACGAGTATGAAAAGCGCCACGCCCTGATGTTTCGCGTACAGGAGGGCTGAACCATGCTGCAGATCGGAAAATACGTTCCCACCCACAACGGGCGGGAAGCGCTCATTCAGCGGGAATTCTATGCGCAGGGCTACATCGTCAAGGACGAGGCCGCCTACCGCTCGCACCCGGAGCGCGTGTGCTATGTGCCGGAGCTATCCGACACGCCCTATACGCACAACGACCTGCTCGCGCTGTGCGACGGACAGGAAGCGCTGGCGCGGATGTGCTTCGATTGCCTGAACTGGCAGTCGCCGGACACATGGGTGGACGAGCAATTCCACTTCGGCGAATGGGCGCGCTGCACACATTGCGGGCGCGTATACGATGCCGGGGATCACGAAGCCTGCCCGCATTGTGGTGGAGGTGCGGCATGATGGCAGGTATGAAGCTGGGGCAGGTCGTAGCGACGCGCGGCGTGGCCGAACGGATGCGCGAGAGCAGCGGCTTCGCCGCGTTCGTGCATCGCTCGTTTCAGCGCTATCTGCGCGCCGATTGGGGCGAATTGTGCGAGAGCGACCGAAAGCAGAACGACCGGGCGCTGGCGCATGGCGGCGACCGCATTCTCGCGGCCTATACCCATCCGACCCACCCGGAGTGGAAAATCTGGATCATTACCGAGTGGGACGGCAGCGCTACTACGCTGCTGTTTCCCGACGAGTATTAGGAGGCGTGTACTATGAACACATTTCCCCCGCGTGAGATCGTAGAGCGGCTCCGGCTGCAGTACCCGACGGGATGTCGTGTAGAACTGGTTTCCATGGACGATCCCTATGCGCGGTTGAGGCCGGGCGATCAGGGCACGGTGGTTGCCGTGGATGACATCGGCACGGTGCACATTGACTGGGACAACGGTTCCGGCCTCGGAGCCGCCTATGGCGCGGACGTCATCCGCCGCATATAAGCAGCGCGCTTTATGGCCTCGGGCGGGCCTTCCGGCTCGCCCTCTCGCGGCGAAAATTTCTTTGAAAAAAGAGCCGTGGTGAGCTTGTCTTTTCGGGGTGTCTATGGTAACACTCACTCACGGCGAGCAGCGACACACCCCTCATCATACCGGTCCCCCGCCCCCCCCGCCC